CTCCCCCACCATCACCACCACCGCCGTCTCCGCCGCCACCATCACCGCCATCGCCACCGTCACCACCCCAGCCGCCACTGTCACCGCTATCACCACCCCAACCGCCATCGCCGCCCCAACCACCATCACCGCCATCGCCGCTACCGCTATCACCGCCATAGCCGCCATCGCCCCCGCTATCACCGCCGCCGCTATCGCCACCAGAATCTCCGGCAGAATCCCCACCAGACTCTGATCCCGAATCACTGTCTCCATCGCCATCGCTATCCCCAAAGCCACCGCCTTTGCCGCCAAACGCACCTGCGCTGCCGAAACCTTCTGATGGGTCAGAGCTAATAGAGAAATCACCCAAGTTGGCTGATGCTGCGGGTCCTTCCGGTGCAGATGGGGCTGCGGGGGCATTTGCCGCGCCAAAGTCATTGTAATTGCCGACACCAGCATAAGTGTCATTCATTGGGCCAACCGATGTGCCCCACATATCGCTACTGCCGTAGCTCAATCCGTTTTGAGCAGTTGAGACATCGGCCCCGCCAAGAGGACCGCCAATGCCGCTACTTGAAACGTCAAACCCGCCCATACCTCCAACGCCACTACCAACAGGTCCTGATTGACCCATCGTGCTGGTTGCGCCACTGAACCCCGCCAAAGACCCAGCGGGCACTGCATCCTGTTCCGTAGCTTGTTGCGAAGACCGATCTACAGCAGTAGGCATTGGCACAGATGTTTGTGCCGGTTGTGATTGCGCAGGCGCTGCTGTCGTTGAAGATTTCTCATAGCCAGTAGCCGATGATTTTGGCGCAGGATTAGACCCGAACACCATGCCGCCAACGGTCGGACCACCAAAAACGCCCGAAACTGTATTAGCCAATCCAAGGCCAGGAACAAATCCAACAGCAGCGTTTAACGCGGTCGCTGCTGGGTTTGCTGCCATGTCAGCCAGTTTATCGGTGATAAAGTTCCCCTGTCCTTCTGGGACATCTGGCATGTCGGGGCCATCGCCAACAGTGCCGTCACCACCACCGCCGATGATAGGACGCGGCCTAATTCTTTCTTCTGGCTCGCCACCAACTGCAAAGCCCGGACGCACATACTGGAACGCTTGCTCCAACGGCATATCCATAAGGCTGCCAGTCACTTGGCCGCCATCAGCACGCTCAACCGGCTTATCAAACAACGTCACTTCAGCAGGGCGCATGACAGTTTCTGGCATGGGCTCTTCACGCGGAGGGAGAATGCTTTCACGTTCTCCATAGCGGAACTGCCGCATGATCTCGTTTTCTCCCGCGTTAGCAGGATTGGTCGAGTACATGTATGTCGCTGCTGCTTGATACGGCGTGCGCTGCGATGCAGCAAATACGGCAATATCTTTTGCGATATCTGCTGCTGTCTTGGCTCGCTCTGTGTACAGTTCACGGCTTGGGCGCATCCCAGAAACAACCGGGTCCGCCAATGCAAGCGCACGGCGGATCAGGTCATTGCGCAAACTGTACTTTTGATCAGCCATAATCGCCTCTTAACGGCGGGAGAGCATCATGTGAATGATCTCAAGAGCCTTGTGCAAGGATGCATCTTTGCCCAACTTGCCGTTTGTTGCCCCGCCAGACGCACGCTCTTCCGGCATTTCACGACGAGCGCGATCAGCCGCACGCAGGTTCATAAGGTTTGAGCCGTACTCATCGCCTGAACCCTGCATTTCCTGCGCACGCTCATAAAGCTGACGAGAAGATTCACCCTCAAGATAACGAGGATCGTAAATCTTGCTCATGGCGCGGGAAAGAATACCGGGCTCTTCGCGCTGCGGACGCTGCGGGATCGGAGGCGCAACACTCGCCGCAGGTGCGCGTGTTCCATATTTTTCCGTCAATGCACGTGCATCCACATCATCGCCGGTGTAGGTGGGTGCAACATTGCGATTGAATGCATTGAACCCGTACTGAGCCAGCAACGGCGCAGCGGATGTAACAGGAGCCGCTTGCTCACCATATGCTCGCATCAGTGCATCAGCATCTTCCTGTGTACCAGTAAAGCGTGATGGAGGTTCTTCACGGTCACGCATAGAAGCGGCACCCAAACCGGCAACAACGGGTGCTGCCGCGCCAGCCTGAGCAAGACGCTGACCGGGCGTAAACCCTTCAAGTTTCTGCATCTGACCACCGGGGCCACGCACCGACATCGGATACCCTTCCGGGCTCATTGCGCGGCTCTTTTCAAACAGATAGTTGATGCCCGTAGGAGAACGGGCCGGATTGCCGTCTACTTGACTGAACCGCTTGCCCATCTGTTCAAACGGATCGGTGTAGTCATAGCGCAAAGGCTGACCACTGACCGATTGAGGATAGCCGGTGCGAGGATCAAGCACACGCTCTTCACCATACTTAGATTGAAGCACCATACGCTCATTGGCACTTACCGGTCCTTGACCAAATGCCGGCGCACCCTTGGGCATCGACATGTTGTTCGTGAACTTGTTGTAAGCACCTTGCAACGCATTTGCTTCTGCGTTGATTGCTGCAAGCTCTTCAGGAGAACGAGCCTTAGCTGCACGTGCGCCAAGATCGCGACCCGCTGCTTCAAAGTCTTCAAACGACTTGAAACGAGAGAACCGCAACGCGTTGGGGACGCGGGCTGTTGCTAATGCGCGGGCCGCATCTTCAGGATCGGCACCACGGGCGGCACGCTTCAGGGCAGCAGCAATTCCTTCCATCACAGTTCTCCGGTCTTCGTGCCATCAAGGGTTGGTTCATTGCCCTCAAGACGATTGATCATGTCTTGGCTTAGAACATCATTTGCAATCGGCATCCCCTGTGGATTGCGGATCAGTTCTTCAGCCAATTTGATTGCGGCCAAACGCTCGCGGCTTTCGCGATCACGTTTGCGGTTTACAGCATCAAGCATAGCATCATGCCCGCGCTGTTCAATTTCCATCTGCTGCAATTGAAGTTGCGCCATCTTGGACGGATCGCCGTTCATGCGGCCCGCTTCCATTTCCAGTCGGGCGCGATCCATTTCAATCTTCGCTTGCGTTTCTTGCGCACGGGTCTGGCTATCCAGCATACGTGCTTCCGCCGAAATCTTATTGTTCTCCATGTCAGCCATGGCCTTGATAAGCTCTGGCGGGGGCTTGCCCTGCGCAGATGCAGGCACCATGAACTGAGCCGGGTTCGACCAGCCAAGCGCCTGAAGGGCCGCTGTATCAACAGCAATCGGGTCATACAGAGACGGATTGCTGGATGCCAACTGCTTCAGCGCCAACACCTTCATCAGACGCTGAGTCTGTGATGCAGTGTTGGGGTCAGCCATAGGCACAAAGTAGTAGTTATCCAGCGCATCCGTGAAGGTCTTTTCATCCCACGGGAAGGCTGGCTTGCGGTTCTTGATCCAGAAGCTATCTGGATGTTCGCGGAAGCATTCAGTCAGAAGCTCAAACTCTTCAGCCTGCGACTGGTGCAGGCGCTTATGGACGGAGTTCAAAATCTTCTGTGCCTGTTCAATCATAGCCAGTGTAGTGCCGACCGGAGCATCCGGCTTGCCTTCTGTGACCATGACTTCAGATGTGCCGCCAACACGCATACCCGTGTCAGCCATCTGGGTGACAAGGTTCATCAATGCGCCTGATGGCTCCTTATAGGGCAGTGGCATGATTGCTTGGGTCAACGGCATATTGCCAGTCTTGACCAGTGCTGCCCCGCCAGGAGGAACGCGGAAGATGTTGGTATTCTGCCTTGCACCCGTGTCAGCCATCAGGAAGCCGGGGAAGTTGTTGTACATGCCGGCGTCCAGCAACTCGCGCCACGCAGCCGTGATGGCATTTGTGGTGTTGCCAAGGATGTGCAGCAAACCAATGTCGTAGAAGCCCATGCCAGGGACAAAGGTGTACTTTACAAAACGCTTCTTGGCGGTTGGCAGTTCCTGATCATCTTCGGCGTAGTTGCGGACAATCGACAGGATCGTGCGGGACGACTTATCAATTGTGACGATGTACGGAATCTCAAGGCCGGTGATCTTGCCTTTGTACTTGTGTTCAAAGCCGGGCAGATCAAGATCACAATAGACTTCGTAGATTTCGCGGTCGCGATCTTCGGGATTGAATGTCTCGTCAGTGATGCCTTGCTGGGCGTTCTTCTCGCGTTGCACTGAATCCAAGTCAGGCGGTTGTGGCGTAGACAGGTCAGTATCGCGATAAACACCAAGGATTTGCAGTCGCTTAACAGTGTTAGGCGTCATCATCACGCGGTGTGTAATGCGCTTGGCGTTGCGCAAGTCTGTCGCGCTGTTGGTGACGATCAAATCGTTTGCATCCACGGTCTCAGAAACCGGACGATTGCGAAGCGGACAGAAGTAAACCTTTTTAAAGGCTGTACCACCAAACCCAAGCATCAACAGCATACGATCCGTGTCAGGATAGTATTCTGTTGCTGTCGCAGTCAGATAATGGTTGAGGTCTTTCTGCAACGCATTTGCAAGCTGGTCGTCTTGCAATGTGGGATTATTGTTGTCGTTGCGGATTTTGACTGGGCCATCGGTTGGCAGAAGCTCTGACCGGGCATTTG